TTAGGTGAAAAATACAGTAATAAAATAAAAATAGGTGATAAAGAGTTAGTTTTAAACACAAAGATTGAAGACTTCAAGTTTGTAAATAGACTAGCTAAAGTAATAGAAACACCTAAAGCTTTTAATACTGGTATTGATGTTGGTGATATAATTGTTATACACCAAAACGTGTTTAGAGTATTCTATGACATGAAGGGTAATAAGAAAAAAAGTAGGTCTTGGTTCAAAGATGATTTGCATTTTTGCGCAATAGATCAAATCTATTTATATAATAAAGGTGACAAGTGGAGGTCTTTTGGAGACAGATGCTTTATTTCACCCATAAAAGATACAGAATCTCTAACGCTAGATAAAGAGAAGAGTCTTGTTGGTATATTAAAATATGACAATAGCTCCTTAAATGCGCTAGGAATCAACTCAGGAGACTTAGTTGGTTACACGCCAAATGGAGAATGGGAGTTTTTAGTTGACGGCAAGAGATTATACTGTATGAAATCTAATGATATCGTAATTAAATATGAATACCAAGGAAACGAAGTTGAATATAATCCAAGCTGGGCAGAAAGCAGTAGAGGAGTTAATCAAAGTAGCTAAAGAAGCTATTGTTGATTCAGATGACGATATATCAGCTGATAGATTAAAGAATGCTGCAGCTACAAAAAAGCTAGCTATATTCGATGCTTTTGAAATATTAAATAGAATAGAAGCTGAAGAGAATATGTTAAATGAAAAACCAGTAGAAGTAAAAGAAGAGAAATCTTTTAGAGGCTTTGCAGAAGGGAGATCTAAATAATGTACGAGCAAACTTTATATAAAGTATTAGAAGACCACATAAAGCCTAAGGTTCTAAAGAGAATGAATAGGTATAAGAAGTGGGAATATGGGTACAATAAAGAACACGACTTAATAGTTATAAGTAAAACTGGCGAAATAGGTGAGATATATGAGATACAAGATCTTGTTATAGCTTTGCCAAAAGAAAAAGAAATAGTTTCCTTCGAAGGAAACAAATGGTCGCACACTGAATACCCAAAAGAATTAAGTAAAATTAAATCCGTATTTGACTGGGAAGAATACCCGTTAGATTTTAAAGAAAAGTGGTATGATTACATTGATAAAGAATTTACAAGGCGTGAAGAGGGTTTTTGGTTTATTAACAAAGACAAGCCTACTTATATTACTGGCACTAACTATATGTACTTGCAGTGGAGTAAGATTGACGTCGGGCAACCAGACTTTAGGGAATCAAACAGATTATTCTACATATTCTGGGAAGCTTGTAAAGCCGACACGCGTAGCTATGGGATGTGCTACCTTAAGAACAGAAGATCCGGTTTTTCGTTCATGGCAAGCGGGGAGACAGTTAACCAAGCAACAATATCTACAGATGCACGCTTTGGTATACTCTCGAAATCTGGACCCGATGCAAAGAAAATGTTTACTGACAAAGTTGTCCCAATATCAGTCAACTATCCATTTTTCTTTAAACCAATACAAGACGGTATGGATCGCCCAAAAACCGAACTGGCATACAGAGTTCCAGCCTCGAAATTCACAAGGCGTAAACTCGACTCAAACGAGAAGCTACAGGAAATCACCGGCCTCGACACAACGATCGACTGGAAAAACACGGGAGACAACTCGTATGACGGTGAGAAATTAAAACTACTAGTACACGATGAAAGTGGAAAGTGGGAAAGACCTACCAACATATTAAACAATTGGAGGGTTACAAGAACTTGTTTAAGACTAGGTTCAAGAATTATAGGTAAGTGTATGATGGGATCAACATCAAATGCTTTAGATAAAGGAGGAGATAACTTTAAAAAACTTTACAATGATTCAGACGTTACACAAAGAAACGCCAATGGACAGACTCGCTCAGGACTCTATTCTTTGTTCATACCTATGGAATGGAACTACGAAGGCTACATTGATTCTTATGGCTTTCCTGTATTCAACACACCAAAAAAAGAAGTATTAGGTCCTCTTGGAGACGCTATAACTCAAGGTGTAATAGAATATTGGGACAATGAGGTAGAAGGATTAAAGCAAGATCAAGATGGTTTAAATGAATTTTATAGGCAGTTTCCACGCACAACTAAGCATGCGTTTAGAGATGAGTCTAAAGAATCTTTATTTAACTTAACAAAAATATACGAGCAAATAGATTTTAATGAAGATCTTAAAAACTCAATAAATGTTACTCAAGGAAGCTTTCAATGGCAGAACGGAGAGAAAGATACAAAAGTTATATTTGTTCCAAATAAAAGCGGAAGATTCAGAGTTTCCTGGATTCCACCTTTAAATCTACAAAATCGTGTGATAATAAAGGGTGGACTGAAATATCCAGGTAATGAACACTGTGGAGCGTTTGGTTGTGATAGTTATGATATATCAGGTACTGTTGACAAAAGAGGGTCAAATGGATCTTTACACGGCTTAACTAAGTTTAGCATGGAGGACGTACCTCCAAATCATTTCTTTTTAGAATATATAGCTAGACCACAAACCGCTGAAATATTTTTTGAAGATGTTCTAATGGCTTGCGTATTTTACGGAATGCCGATACTAGCAGAGAATAACAAACCTAGATTATTATACCATTTTAAAAGAAGAGGTTATAGAGGTTTTTCTATAAATAGACCAGATAAAAGTTACAATAAGCTATCGGTCACAGAAAGAGAACTTGGTGGAATACCAAATTCAAGTGAAGATATAAAGCAAGCACACGCTGCTGCAATTGAAACATACATTGAGTTATTTGTTGGTTTAAAGGAAACTGGATATGGTGATATGTATTTTCAAAGAACATTAGAAGACTGGGCTAAATTTAATATAAACAACAGAACAAAGCACGATGCTTCTATTAGCTCTGGCTTAGCTTTAATGGCTTGCAACAAACATAGGTACGCTCCATCAAGCCCGGTTCAAAGAAAGGTTTACGATTTAGGAATAAAAAGATATGACAACAAAGGATCGATGTCTAAAATAATAAAATAAATGAAGATATACACAAATACCAATAGTGCTTTTCCTAGCCAAGTTGTTAGTGACGAAGAGAAAGCAAGCTGGGATTACGGCCTGCAGGTTTCTCAAGCTATTGAAAACGAGTGGTTTGACCAGGGTAGGACTAGTGGTAATAGATATTTAAGTAATTCAAACAACTTTCACCAACTAAGACTTTATGCTAGAGGAGAGCAATCTACTCAAAAATACAAAGATGAATTGTCCATAAACGGTGATTTGTCTTATCTTAATTTAGACTGGAAACCTGTACCTGTTATATCTAAGTTTGTAGACATAGTTGTTAACGGTATGTCTAATAAAACATATGACATTAAAGCGTTTGCTCAAGACCCTGAGTCTATGAAAAAACGTAGTGGCTACGCTGAAGCTATACTTAGAGATATGTACTCTAAAGATTTAATAGCAAAGGCTAACGCTGTAACAGGACAAAACTTTATGAACTCTGGTTTACCTCAAAATGAGTTGCCGGAAACTCAAGAAGAACTTGACCTACATATGCAACTTTCTTACAAGCAGTCTATAGAAATAGCTGAAGAAGAAGCTATTTCAAACACGCTAGCTTTTAATAAATGGGATTTAACTAGAAGAAGATTAAATTATGATCTAACAGTTTTAGGTATTGCAGCGGTAAAAACAAACTTTAACACATCTAACGGTATAACTGTTGATTATGTTGATCCTGCTTATATGGTGTATTCTTACACGGAAGACCCTAATTTTGACGACGTTTACTACGTAGGTGAGGTTAAAGCTGTTACAATACCTGAGCTTAAAAAGCAGTTTCCACATATAACAGATGAGGAATTACAGAGAATACAATCAATGCCTGGAAACCGTCAATACATATCAGGTTGGGGAAATTATGATGAAAACACTGTACAGGTCATGTACTTTGAGTACAAAACTTATATGGACCAGGTTTTTAAGATTAAAATTGGAAATAACGGTTTAGAAAAAGCTATTGAAAAAACAGACGCTTTTAATCCACCACCTAGCGATAACTTTGAAAGAGTTTCTAGATCTATTGAAGTATTATATACTGGCGCTAAAATAATTGGAACACAAGAAATGTTACAATGGGAAATGTCTGAAAATATGACAAGACCGTTTGCTGACACTACTAAAGTAGAAATGAATTACGCTATAACGGCACCTAGAATGTACAAAGGTCGCATAGACTCTATCGTAAGTAAGGTAACTGGTTTTGCTGATATGATTCAATTGACTCATTTGAAACTGCAACAAGTTATGTCTAGAATAGTGCCAGACGGTGTTTTCTTAGACATGGATGGTTTAGCTGAGGTAGATCTTGGTAATGGAACTAACTACAACCCTGCGGAAGCATTAAATATGTATTTTCAGACTGGTTCTATAGTTGGTAGATCGCTCACCCAAGACGGTGAATTAAACAGAGGTAAAGTACCTATTCAAGAGCTTAATTCTTCCAGCGGACAAGCTAAAATACAAAGCTTAATACAAACTTATCAGTATTATTTACAAATGATACGTGACGTAACTGGATTGAATGAAGCTAGAGATGGTTCTGTTATGGATAAAAACTCTTTGGTAGGACTGCAAAAGATGGCTGCTAATGCATCCAATGTTGCAACTAGACACATATTACAGTCTAGTCTATATTTAACCCTTAAAACCTGCGAAAACATATCTCTTAGGATTTCTGATGTATTAAACAATCCATTAACAGCTAACGCTCTACAACAAAGTATATCTTCGTACAACGTAGGCACGCTTAAAGAAGTTCAAAACTTAAATTTACATGACTTTGGTATATTTTTAGAATTAGAACCAGACGAAGAAGAAAAACAACTTTTAGAACAAAACGTACAAATAGCCTTGCAGGCAGGTGGCATTGACCTTGACGATGCTATAGATATTAGACAGGTTAAAAACTTAAAGCTAGCAAATCAAATGCTTAAGCAAAAAAGAGCTGTTAAAGCTAAAGAAGAGCAAGCTAAGCAAATGGCTAACATACAAGCCCAAGCTCAGGCTAATGCTGAGAGTGCAGAAAAAGCAGCTTTATTTGAAGTACAAAAACAACAAGCTTTAACTCAAGAAAAAGTTAATATAGAGCAAGCTAAGTCGCAATTTGAAACGCAAAGAATGCAAACAGAGGCTGCAATTAAAAAAGAGTTAATGGCAGAAGAGTTTAATTATCAAATGCAACTAGCTCAAGCTACTATACAAAGAGAAGCTGAAAGAGAAAAAGAAATAGAAGATAGAAAAGACGAAAGAACTAAAATCCAAGCAACTCAACAGTCTGAGTTAATAGATCAAAGAAAAAATGACTTGTTACCTAAAAACTTTGAGTCAAGTAATGATAGCCTAGGAGGTTTTGGCTTAGAACAGTTCAGTCCTAGATAAAGAGTAAACACAATTATTTAATTATATTATATTATGTCAGAAGTAAAACAAGAAGAACCTGTTAAGCAGGAAGGTGAGTTTAAAGTTAAAAAGAAAACTCCAAAAAAATTAACACCACAAAACGATGGACCTATAAAGGTTAACATCAAAGAACCTTTAATTGAAACTGAACCAGAAGTTACAAAGGTAGTAATACCTAGTGAAGAGCCTGTCAAAGAAGAAGCTAAAGAAGTTTCCGTGCCAGAACCTATAGCTGTTCAAGATTTTCAACAAATACAAGAGGTAACTGAAAAAGAGAAAGAAGAGGTAAAACAAGTGGTAACAGAAGCTAAAGAAGCTTTGAGAGATGAAAAAATACTAGGAAAAGCTTTACCTGAAAATGTAGAGAAATTAGTTTCTTTCATGGAAGACACAGGTGGAACGGTTGAAGACTATGTTAGATTAAACGCTGACTATTCAAACGTGTCTGACGAGGTGTTGCTTAAAGAATATTATTTAAAAACAAAACCTTATCTAGAAAACGATGACGTGAGTCTTTTATTAGAAGACTATAGTTATGACGAAGAATTAGATGAGGATATAGATATACGCAAAAAAAAGCTTGCGTTAAAGGAAGAGGTTGCTAAAGCCAAAAACTTTTTAGAGGAAACAAAGAGTAAGTACTACGACGAGATCAAGTTGAGACCGGGCGTAACTCAAGACCAACAAAAAGCTACGGATTTTTTCAATCGCTACCAAGAAGACCAGAGTAGAGCTGTGCAGAAGCAGGATCAGTTTAAGTCCCAAACTAAAGAATTATTCAATGACGACTTCAAAGGTTTTGATTTCGAAGTTGGAGATAAAAAGTTTAGATACGGATTACAAAACAAAGATGCTGTTGCTGAAAAACAATCTGACATTAACAATTTCGTTAAGAAGTTCTTAGACGATGACGGTAATGTTATAAATCACAAAGAATATCACAAAGCTCTATACGCTGCCATGAATACTGATAAACTAGCTAATCATTTTTACGAACAAGGTAAAGCTGATGCCGTAAGAGATGTTGTTAACAGCTCAAAAAACCCTAGTACAAGCCCAAGGCCTACTAGTGACGGTAATGTTTTTGTAAATGGTTTCAAAGTTAAAGCTATTAGTGGCATGGACTCTTCAAAGCTGAAAATTAAAACAAAAAAATTTAACTAAAAAAACTAAAAATTATGGGATTAGATAATCCATTTGGTAGTATAGTACCTTCTCAAACGCAGCAGGTATTAAACACAAACTACCTAACATTTAACGATGCCGCTGGAGGCGGAACTTTCGCACAACAGTATTTACCTGAAATTTATGAACAAGAAGTAGAGCGTTACGGAAACCGTACGTTATCTGGATTCTTACGCATGGTAGGTGCTGAATTACCAATGACTTCAGATCAAGTAATCTGGTCAGAACAAAATAGATTACATATTGCATATGACAGCTGTTCATTTGTAGATGCTGGAGCTAACGAAGCTTCTATAATCACTTTAGGTGGTGGAGCAACTGCTTTGAATGTTATATCTATAAATGATACTGTAGTTGTTTTAGATCCTGCTGGACTAGAATCAAAAGGTATTGTTACAGCTGTAACCGGAACAGGTGCTGCTGCTGGAACTATTACAGTACAACCTTTTGGAGCTACTTCTCTTACAACTGATGGATTTGCAACACCTGCAGCTACTTTGAAAGTATTTGTATACGGTTCTGCGTATAGTAAAGGAACTAGCATTGGCGCTGGTGGTGGAAATTCTGCTGACAGAGTTAGTGTAGAGCCTGTGCTTACTCAGTACGCAAACTCTCCTGTTATTATTAGAGATCAATACGTAGTATCTGGATCTGACATGGCACAAATTGGATGGGTTGAAGTTGCAACTGAAGACGGTACATCTGGATACTTATGGTATTTAAAAGCTGAATCTGAAACTCGTTTACGTTTTGAAGATCACTTAGAAATGTCTGTAGTTGAAGGTGAACTAAATGTTAACGCTACCCCACTTGCTAATTATGGTGCTGCTGCTTTACCTGGTACTCAAGGTTTATTTGCTGCTATCGAAGATCGTGGTAATGTAAACACAGGTTTTACTGCTGCTACTGGATTAGCTGATTTTGATGCTATCTTGAAAAACTTAGAT